GGCCATTGCAAGGGCAGATCGCAAGGGGCAAGACTCGGACAAGGTGACAGTCATCCACATCCAAGGCTCGCCCATTGAGAAGAAGATGTTCAAAGCATTGGAGGAAAAAGTCAGCGATAACTATTTGATTACCCAAATGTTTGAAAACGAAATTAAATATTAAAAAGGAGTTGCAATGAAATAAAAAACTGTTATACAATGTCTAACACTTGACAACAACAAAGAAAAGAGAAGCAAATGGAAAACGACACAGAAGTAATACCACTCGAAAAGTTAGTGCAAATTTATCGCAAGATAAAAGAACGCGTAGACTTGCTCACGCAAGAGTACGACACCAAACTTGAAATCCTCAAAGCCCAACAAGAAGAGATCAAGTTTGCGCTCAAAGATATGATGAAGACCAGTGGGGTCACATCATTACGGACGAACTTCGGCACAGTAAGTTTGATCACCAAAACAAAGTACTCAACACAGGACTGGGATTCGTTCAAACGATTTATCGTTGAACACGAAGCCGTTGACTTGTTGGAGAAACGTGTGGCTCAGACAAACATGGCGCAGTTTCTCACAGAAAATCCAGGTGTCGTCCCACCCGGCTTAAACTCTATGACGGAGTTTGAGATTCGTATCACAAAACCCTCAAATTGAAAGCATGAATCATGTCAAACATATCCGCATTTAATCCCTCTCAAGTACCTGCCTTTGCTCAAGGCGGTGATCTTTCTGACACAGCCAAAGCCCTCATGGGTGGTGCGTTGGGTAACACAACGAAGCGCATCTCTATCAAAGGCGGTGTATTCCGTTTGGTAGCAGGCGGTAAAGAGATGGCCTCGATTGAAGACCGCCACCTCGATGTCATCGTGGTCAAAGCTGCCCCCAAGGTCAGCCGTATCTTCTACGCCAAATCTTATGATGGTGACAACATCACAGGGCCAGACTGTTGGTCTAACGATGGTGAGAAACCTGATGCATCTATCAAAGCGCCACAAGCGCAGACATGCATGACTTGCAAACAAAACATTGCAGGATCGGGTCAGGGTAATAGCCGTGCTTGCCGTTATCAACAGCGCTTGGCCGTCATGCTTGCAGACAATCCTGATGATATTTTGCAGCTGACACTACCCGCTACATCCATCTTTGGTAAAGAAGACGGAGACAAACGCCCATTACAAGCCTATGTTCGTCACCTTGCCTTAGCATCTCCCCCCGTGGATGTCGAGAAGATTGTGACTCGCATGAAGTTTGATACCAAAGCCGAGTCTCCCAAGCTACTCTTTGCGCCCGTGCGTTGGCTCACCAACGTTGAGTATGAGTTATCCAAAGCCAAAGGCAATAGCCAAGAAGCAATGGATGCCATCCGCATGACGGTTGCACAGGCCGACAATGTCAAACCCAAAGCCGTACCAGTTCTTGCAGGCATACCGCCTATAGAAGCGAAAGCCGAAGTGGTTGAAGATAGCGGTGAGCCTGAAGTTCGCAAAGAAGCAACAAAACCCAACGCTGTCCCTGCTAAGAAAGGCAAACTTGCCGACATCGTATCCGACTGGGACGATGAATAATTAAGTTTAGGGGGAAAGCTGGAGGGATACAGCGAGTACCCCGCCTAAACAAATGCCATACTCAGACAAAATCATAGAACTCGTAGCCAAGTCGCCTAAAACTCTTGGGAGTACTCTTGGGCGTTGGGCTATTCACTTGGACTTCCCTGTTACAAAAATTGCATATGTGCTTGGCGTTACCCGACAAACTGTGTACAACTGGTTTGAAGGTAAAGATGTCTTTGTTGCGTATCAAAACAGGGTTGAACTTTTAACAAAAATTATGTCTAGCTCAAAAACAGCAGACGAAGCATGGAGAAGAATATGCAAGGAATACAACCTCGATCCCTCAGTAACACGGAACTGATTCAGTATGCCGCTATGTTGCTTGATTCCCATCAAGGCATGCCAAAAGATTGGCAACACGAAGTACTGAGACGCTACATCGCGCTTGCGCCCACAGAGACGCACCTCATCCCCCAAGAAGGTCAACTCGATCTCTTTAAATAACCCGAAGGAAATGAATGGAACCGCTAGACTTTATGGCGGCGGTTCTACCGCCACCGGGTAACGGACGCTATTGCGTGGTAGAACTCACCAAGAAAAAAGAACACGTTTATGTTGATGACTTACAAGAAGCACAATCAAAGATAAACATTTGGAAACAAAACAACTACGACATTTATTTTGCGCTTGGAACTTTTGGTTCAGACGACACCCGCATTGCCAAGAATGTCCAAATGGTCAAGTGCATTGCGGTGGATGTAGATTGCAATCATCCCAAAGACATACCCGATGAAGAAGGAAACATTAAACCCAAAGCATATCCCTCCGCTCAAGCGGCGGCCAAAGCAATACTAGAGTTCAGCGATGAAGTTGGGTTGAGCGATCTTGGTAGCCCTTGGATGGTGGCATCAGGCGGTGGCGTACACGCATACTGGCCTTTCAAAGAAGCCGTGGACAAGGAAGAATGGAAACCTGTGGCTGAAGGGTTTAAGCGTTTATGCAATCAAAAGAAACTGGCCATTGACAACACCATCACGGGGGATGCATCCCGAGTCTTGCGCGTACCCGACACCATTAACACAGGCATTAAGAATAAAAAGAAGGTTAGGGAAATTACTAATGTTCGTTTCAAGAATGAAGGAGACTTTTTCGAATTTGAGGATATTCGATCACTGGTAGAAAAGCATCTTGTGGGTACCGCCTACGAGACCGTCACTAAGCCGCGCTCATCGTTGGTAATACCTGGAGTACCGCTTCCCTCAACAAGTGCAACGACAGTTAAGTTGTTTGAGAATTCGATTACAAAATTCAAAATCATTGCGCAAAAAACTGCAGATGGCATTGGGTGTGGTCAGCTTGATCACTATGTCAACAATGCAACTGATGATGGCATGGAACCGCTTTGGCGCGGGCTTTTGAGTATTGCGCAGAAATGTGAGGATGGAACTAGGGCTGCCATATGGTTGAGTAAGTTGCATCCTTATGATGAGGGGCGCATGAATGAGAAACTCAGTCAGATCAAAGGGCCATACCCTTGCACAAAACTCGATAGCGAGAACCCAGGTGTTTGCCCAAACTGTATTCATTGGGGAAAAATTACAAACCCGTTAGCGTTGGGAAGAACAGCGGCGGTAACCACGGCTGAGAAGATTGTTGAAGTCGTAGAAAGAATTAACAACAAACAAGAAACCAAGTCTTATAAAAGACCCGAAACACCCCGAGGTTATGCTTATGGTGAACGTGGTGGAGTCTTTATGGAAAAAGAAGACGAAGATGCCAACGGTAACAAAATGAAAAAACAAGTGATGATTTTGCCGTACGATTTGTTTCCCGTAGATATTTTGAACACGGCAGGAGACCACACAATCCACATGATTGCGATGCGCCCAAGTGGAGCGCAGACAGTCACGATGCCACAAAAGGCAATTGTTAGTAAAGATGAAACAGTCAAGTCTCTAGCTTCTCAAAACATTGTGAGTTCCTTTGGTGCGGGCAATGACAAGAATTTAGCGGACTATGTAAGGGCTTGCGTTGAAAAAATGAGTACAGAAAAAACACCTATTAAAGTCCCCGCCAGTTATGGTTGGCAAAACGATGACACGTTTGTTTTTGCAGGACGAATCTATGCCGCGCACCAAGCGCCTATTGCCGTGCCCATGCCCGGCCTAGAGAACATCGTAGCCAACACGCAACCTACAGGCACGCTCGATGGTGTTCGTGCGTTTATTAATCTGTTGATCAGAAAGAAAATGTACGGGCACTTGTCGGTTATTCTTATGGGGGCGGCTTCACCTCTCATGCGTTTTACGGGTATCTACGGGCTGACAATCCATTGCGGTTCTACAGAGTCAGGCACAGGTAAATCGCTTGCTTTGGAGGGTGCTGCTTCTATTTGGGGTCACCCTGTTCACTATCGCACAGGCAAGTCTACTAGCCCAGTTGCCATGCAACAAAGACTAGGATTGTTTAATAGTTGCCCTCTTGTAACGGATGAGATCACATCCAAAAACCGTAAAGACTTTGAATGGTTTTCGGAGTTTTTACTTGATATGACAGAGGGTCGTGGCAAAGAACGCATGGAATCAGGTTCTAACAAAGAGCGTATCAATCTGTCTACTTGGATGGCAATGGCGATTATGTCTTCCAATACGCACGTTGTAGATCATTTGACAGGAGAGAGAAAGCATGCAGCCGAGGGCGAGTTAAGACGCTTGATTGAGTTTGTAATGGATGAAGAGCTGACATGGGAACCCGAAGAAATTGTTTTGCTGAAATCGTTAGCCCACAACTATGCCGTGATTGGCGACCTATTAGCCCAGTATTTTGTAGACAATGTGCAGGAGTTAAAACACTTTGTTCCTAGTTGCGTACAAAGGGCATACACCGAGTTTGGTGCTACCAATGATGAGCGCTTTTGGATGGCGGGTATTGGCGCTCAATTGGCGGTAGGGGTTATTTTGGGTGCAGGAAAACTTGATGCCTTGAACTTTCCTATGCCTGAAATTATTCAGGATATGCACAAGCGTCTGGCCTATATGCGATCCAGTATCAAAGGGGGCAAGCGGTCAGCCGAAGACGTTCTCAATGGGTTTATTGCTGAGTACTGGGGTCATTTTGTTATTGTTAACTATGGAGACAAAACAGGCATCAGTGCCATCATGGGGGATGGCGCAATGATTAGCAAAGAAACTACCAAGTCCAAAGTGATGGGGCGCGTAGAGAATGGCGTAACCCCTGGTTGCAAAGACTTTTTTATTGAAGAGCGTTTACTTAAATCGTTTTGCTCCACCATGAGCTTTGGTTATGCTGACTTTAAGCGCCACATTGAGCGTCAGTACATCGTGTCCTATATGTCCAAGAAAGATATGATGTCTAAAACATCAGGCCCCCCTATGCGCTTGTCCGTAATGAAAATCAGCAGACGCGAAGATGAAGCCGATGAGGTCATTGCCCGTGCAATACCCTTGGAAAAATCTTGAAAAGGGACAGGGGTTTTTTATCCCCTGTTTAGATACGGAGACCGTCAAAGCAGACGGTCTCCAAAAGGCTTTGGGCTATCGGTTTTTTGATGCCCGCGCCAAGGTGGGTATTAAGCAGGGACGGATTGGCGTTCTATTTTATCGAATACCGTCTTCATTGAAGTAGCTATTTTAATTTTCAATTCCCGCATCTGGTCTAATTTTGCACGCTTCTCATCTGGTGGCATGGTGGATGCTTTAATAGCATTTTCAACTTTAGTTATTTGTGCCATTTGCTGGGTCACGTTACCCTCAATCGTTGCCAAAGAAATTTTATTAATGTTCGTGTTAAGGTAGTCCATTGCTTCAGCGCGTCTTCCTTCCGACATTAAAGTGCTGAATGTGTTGTGAACAGTTTTGATGTCGTTCATATCATCATACAAAGCGCTAATTCGACCGCCTGCATCTTTGGGCTGAAACGCAGAGCCAATTAAAGCCGCATCTGACAAACGTTTTGCAGCAGCTTCAGGTGATCCTGATGTAGGCGCAGCCAGACTGACTGCCTGCGTTAAAGCCATTCCAACTGTGCCCGTGTACCCACGAATAAAGTTTTCAATTTTAATTGGGGAAATATCAAAAGCTTTGCCCAAACCTTTAGCTACTTCAGAAGTGTTGTCTCGGAATCTGTACGCTGCTTCTATGGTTGCTTCTTTCTTTGATTCTAAAGGACGGTTAGTAAAGAATGAATAGCCAGTCACATTTTCCACAAGAGGTTTGACTGCAGCAGGCAAGAACATGGAAGAAGCGCCCGGTATGGTTTGTATGGCAATGTTTCTAAATGCTTTAAAGGCTTCCTCACCGCCCTCGTCATTGCGCATGGTGTTGATCAACGCTTCGGGTATACCTTTAAAAATATAACCGATTTCAAACGGAACAGGTACACGAAGCGCCTCATCAATCCCTGGAATATGAACAAAGAAATTACCGTACTTTTCATCAGGGTTGGCGTTCTTGTATGTCTCGTCATCTTGCATCAACATGGTGTAAGCCACGGCTGTCAAAGCCAACAATGAGCCTCGTTGCAACAATTTACTTTGGATTTGCAAACGTTCATTCATGGGCATTTTGCCCCTAAAGGCACGATATAAAACATCCAAACTTTGCACTTGCGCATTAAAGAAAGGAATCATTTTAGAAGCCAGAGCCACGCTAGGAGACACGCCACGGCGGTTAAAGTTCATAGATTCCAATGACATTAGCGTGGCTTCCATTTCAGAAAGCCCTTGGGCAATGTAACTGTTGTACTGTGCACGGCGGGTAGAAGCATCGGCTTCCATTGTCATGCCTTCGGCTTTACTCAAAAGTTGTGTCCAGCTTGTTTTACCGCTTTGAATGTCTCTCAAAATCTTAGACAAGTCTTCGTTGGTTCCTGTAAAAATCTGACCGCCAATAATACCTCGGCGCTCTAATGCTGTCTTGGTGGCCGACTTGCCCAATTCTTTAATTGATCCTAGTATGGGAGTAAAGTTTGCACCCGACAACAGCGGGGCCGCAACCGAGTCGCGTACTAGCTGACGGAATGCATAGACAGGAGAAACAGTAACTGCTTTGCGTAAGAACGTGGCGGGCAACGCCATGACTTTTACTACGGCGCTATTGTTAAGCGGTATGCCTGCCATACCTTTGACCAACAAATCAGCGGGTATCCCAACAGATGCGGTGTCTACAACAACGTACTTGTCTTTGCCTTGATCTTTATAGCGCACAATGTCAGGGCCTGCCGTGGCTTTGTCAGAGAATCTGGCCAGTTTCAAATTAATCAATTCTTCCATTGCATTGCGTGTTGCTAGATTGCGCAAGCCCATATCTACAAGCATAGAAGTGTTTTGTACAGAACTTGTTAAGAAGTCTAGTATCTTTTCTTCACCACCAATTAACTCTTGCAAGTAAGGTTGGTCACGCAAATTACCCACAACGATGGGTGTTTCAGCACCAATCATCAATTCGGCATTGCCATTACGCTCGCGATAGTACGGGATGTAGTCATTGGTATCCGCCAAAGCCTTGGCTTCTTCTGCGCTCAAAGCCCCCGAATCAACTAAAAACTTCATCAAGTTTTTGTTGTATTCATTGTATTCATTACGAGCTTCATTAAAAACATTGTGCAACGCTTTGTTACTTTCAATAGCCTTAACTGCGTCTGTAACTTCGGTTTTGTTTACTTTGTAATTGAGTTTGCCGTAGCCCACGCGTTCTGCACGTTTGCCCATTAGATATAGACTGAACAAACGGTTGGCAGCTTCAGCATTCATATTGGGTGCTTTTTTCAAAATGCCCACAACATTTGCCAAATTAGCGCCTGGCACACTCTCAATTAAGTATTCGGTTTTTCCGTCTTTGCGTTTGTATGCTACACGTTGAGGCACACCCGCACCTACGGCTTGCTGGACAAAAGACATACGTTGATCATACATACGCAGGTAGTACATCATTTGCATACCTGTTAACGCATCTTTCATTTCAGCCGCAATTTTTTCAAGCGGCGCTAGTCTATCCAAGACTTGCGTTCTAAATGCCAAACCAAGGTTAGCTTTTACATGTTGACGAATAGA